AGTGCTTTGTCACTGTGCCAGCAGGGGGATTCGGGTTTTTTGCTGCCCAAATGCGCTCAGAAATGTCTTGAGCATAACGCTTGTTAAGCTCTGCCTGTGTCGGGGGCGTGGGTGCTTCCGCACCTTCCTCAAGAACAGGAGGCACGTATGGTGGTGCGGGATGTAGAATCAGGTAGTTCATGGTAGGCCAAGGTTTTTCCCAACCGTGTTTTTGTAGCTGGAGTAAATGGCAGCGTTTAGTGCCGTTGTCGGCGTGGAGTCGTAGGCGATCAGCGCGTGGAACTTCCCGTTGAATGGGGCGATTGCTGGGTTTCCAAAGTTACCAATAGCACAAGACTTGCCTGACTTATTGAGCGTATTGCTCAAAACGGTGGATGACACGGTTCCACCATCCAGCCCCGAATATCCGAGGCTATCATTCCCCATCAAGGTCATGTGCCAAGCAGTATCAGCGGAGCCGTGATTGGTTAAGGAGGTGAACGCTATGTTGTGCAATATGCTGCCGCCAGCACTATCCGGTGATTGTGCTGACCACGCATCAGTAGTGAGATTATTATTACCCTGTGAAAAGATAATCTGCCGCGCCGCAACGGTGTCATTCTTATACACCATGTAAGTGGTTTGCGGGTTATTACCCGTGCCGAATGTATTATCTGGCAGTCTCAGGATGTCATCCGTGCCATCAAAATCAATACACTCATTACCACTTCCATCCGTCACCACCACGCCATCAGCCACGATCTGCGGCTGGCTTGATGCTGTGCTTTGCAACGCATTGCGTCCCTCGTAGATGGAGGGCGAGCCGTTCACTGTGCCATCGTTGCTGCCTACCTGATCCGTCCAGTCTGCGTTGGTGTTGCCGTAGCCGTTGAACGCAAAGTTTTTGACCGCGCTTCCAGTGATGGAGAAGTCGTAGATTAGGCCTTGAAATGTGTCTAATCCACCGTCTCTCGCGCCAACATAGAACAATGTGGTAGCCGTGGAAGCGGCTACCGTTCCCGTCCATACCGTGATGCCATTTATTCTCAACTCAGTCCCTTGGCCTGAAGCGTCGAAATCAACAGCTACGGTTTGTTTCCCTCCTGTTGTGGATACCGCCGTGTTGGTGTTGTTGATATACCATTTATTTGAGAAGGTCGTGAGACGATATGCCGCGCCCCCTAATGACCACACGCAGTTAGTTCCAGATGGTGTATCTAGATAAATTTCCGCCTGAATAGTGCAAGCCCCGAAGTAGTCCCCCGCTGCCGTCATCCCGCTCACGGTGATGTAATCATCCGTCCCATCAAACTGCATACGGGTGTCAGCAGCAGTAGCGTGTTGCGCGAACCTGCTCAAGGGCTGACCCAATGCGCCGCTCTGGTCGTAGAGTGTCGTGACAAAGGCATCGAATCCTTGGCCTGAGAATAGCGCGGGGGAGCCTACCACTGTGCCGTCATTGCTGCCCACTTGATCTTCCCAGTCTCCGTTGGTGTTGCCGTATCCGTTCCATTGGTGGAGTCCGTCCACGCTAAAGTCGGCAATAATGCCAGCATAAGGGAAGTTGCCGTCCTCTCTAATCCCTAAATGTAGTTGATTGGCAGTGGCTGAAGCCTGTGTTCTTCCCGACCCCCCGCTGGGTAAAGAGACCCCGTCCAGAGTCACAGACGCAATGCTTGTGCCTCCTGCACCCATCGTCAGCACCACTTCGTGCATCTCATCACTGGAAACGGAGGCCGCAAAAAAGTTTGATTGAGTTGTGTTTGTGGCTATGTCTGCCACCCTGAAGGTCAGATCCCCGCTGCTAGGATTTAGTGTGACAGCGAGTAGGTGTCCGCTGTTTGCGTTGTCGTTGATTTGGAGTATTTGCTGTTCCCCTGCGGTCTGAAGGTAGGTAAACCTTATCACTGCTGCATCAAGGTTGAACGCATCAAACTGAACATAATCATTCACCCCATCGAAATACATCCGCTTGTCAGTCGCCTCTGCCTGATTTGCAAACCTAATCAGGTCGGCATCGTTGTTCAGAGCGAACTCACGCAAAGAACCACCACTCACCTCCTGCGCCGTAAAGTCAGCCTCGGCATCGTCCGTTGACCTACGCACACGAACCACGTTCTCAGAACTCGTGTCCAATCGCTGCAACGAATACGCAGCAGCAGCACCTCCATACTGGCGCAATAAATAACCAGATGAGGCAGACGACCTTGGAACCAAAGAATTAGATAATTGCATTACCAGCGGGGTTGCATATTGGAGTTAGTGTGAATCCGATTGCCCACAGAATTGATCGTGTTCATCTCAGAAATACGGACAAGCTCGTCATCCAGCTTGTCCTTGGCAAAAGCATCCTCAACCGCAGCCTTGTCGTGCTGACCCTCAGCCCGTAGCCAGTCAGCAGTTGCGCCGTGGGCCAGGTATTCAAACCATTCGTCAGGAACATTCACCACGGTTCCAGATGACCCGTCACCATACACGTCAGTCCATTGCTTCTTGTAGGTAACGTAAGCAGAAGAAAGGTTAAGGTTGCCGTCAACCAAGGTAGCACCACCATTCTGGACGTAGAAATCAATCAACTGCGCCGAGGCAGTCTGAAAGGGCTGAGTCCTGTGGACACGCATAAATGTGTCAATGGAATCCAACCCAGCCTGTGTAAAGGGAATCACACCACCAGTTACCGTGCGAGCCTCACCCACAACAAGGAAACGTGGCCAGTAATCAGAAGCCCTGTAAGCACGCTTCGCCCGGCTGTTAATCAACGCCTTAATGCGAGGTGTCTCAGTCAATGCAAACTCAATACCGCATAAAGCCTTAATGAGTGGCAACAAATCAGTGGTGTAATTCTTGGTCTGCACAGGTGGTTTATAGCTTATTTATTCTGCCACGACAAGCTAGTTGGCATTCACTCATGCCTTATGGGAAAACAAATGAGGATGCGTCTTTTGTAGGTGGCGCAGGGTAGCCCGGTCGTTCCACCAACCTTCACCCAGCCATTGAGTCAGCTTAAAGAACTCACGCTGCGGAATCTCAGCCAAGTGCATCAGCCCACCCTTGGACTTCTTGCCCTTGTAGTCCTCAGCAATACGCGCAGAATTAGCCTCACGCGCCGCCTCAAGCTGGTTCTTCAACTGCTCACCCGTCATAATCTCACGGATCACAGCAGCCGTCATAGCCTCCTCCGACTCAATAATCTTCATAGCAAGAATGGGTGAGGGGCCGCAATGACCCCCCACCCTAAGGTGCTAGCTCAATTAGGCGAACTTGCCGGGGTTGACCACAGTCACAGCAACCACAACCTTACCAGCGGTAAGGGAGGCAACAGTGCCGTTCCACTCAGCCACAATGTCAGTGGCGGTGTTGGTCAAACCAACAAGGTCAATACCGCCTGCGTTGGCAGCCTCAAACAGATCACCAGTGTTATACACGGGTGCGCTCATGGCATCAACGTCAAGGGCATCAATCAGCTCGTCAGGATCACCAGTGGTAGTGCCAACGTCAAGGGTGATGTCAGAAGCACCGACAAGAGCAGTAGCTTCGTAAACAACAACCTGCTTGACACCACCGCCAGCCGGAATCTCACCGATGGTTACTTGATTTGAGGAAGTGGCATTGGCAGCAATGTGCTCAAAGTCAGCCACGTAAATGTAGGTTTCCTCAACGGACTCGTTATTAACAAGTTTGGATACACTCATGGTAGTAGGTCTTTCTAGTTAGGATTAGTATGCAACCTTACCGTGGGCGAGGGGCGATTTGCAAGCCAAGGTCAGCGAGCAATCAACGTAACCGCGCTCACCACCACCTTGGTTCTCAAGGTCGGTGCTGCCCATCGGGATCAGAGTGCCAATGCCAAGATACTTGGGATCAAGAACGTAACCTTCGTTGGTGGATGCACCGGGCATACAAACGGGGTTGGCGTTCACGATCTTAACCACACCAAAGTCGGAGTCGAAAAGCGACACGCTCAGGGTGATCTTCTTGGAACCAGCTTCCTCATTGATCTGATAAGGAGTGGCGGTGGTAGTTCCTTCGGAACGGGTGAAGTTGGCGATCACCTTGCGGAGAGCCACGTTAGCAACCATGGTCAGGTTGCCCATTTCACCAGTCTCGGTGTAGATGCTACCAAGGATGTCGTTCAGGTCGGACTCACCAAGCGAGCTGGACTCAATAGAGGCAGCAGGCGTGCGGTAAGCAGCAGGAACATCGCTGGGGCCAGCGGAGTCGATCCAGTCACCAAGACCGCGCAACTTGTAAGGGTTCACACCATCTTCGGCCTGACGGTCGTTGTTGGAGCAAACTGCGAACTCAATGTCACGCTTGATCTCACGCATGGCTTTGGCCTTGGCTTGTGCAAGGTTAGCAGGGCCAACCGAGGAAACTGCGTTTTGCAGGTTACTCACAAGGTAGTCACGGCGGAACGACTGAATGTAGTTGCCGAGACGTGCGCGGGATGCGAACTTGTCGGTGAAGGAGGTAACATCGCTACCTTCGTTGATACCGTCAGCATTAGGCGTGGCAAGCTCGTCAACAGTCCACTCATGGAAGGTGGAAGTTGCAGAACCTTTGCCGCACAGCGAGGTGACGGGAGCTTCTTCGGGGGCAAGAATGGTAAGGACATCACTAAGATCCTCACGGTTGCCTACCGCCGAACCAGTAGAAGTAGTGCCGGTAGGGGCACTAGGGCTATATGTATTACTAAGGGCCATTGTATTTGTAGGTTAGGATTGTGTAGCTTTCGCTATTTGGTAAGCAACTAGATCGTCTGGGCTTCCAGTCTCCTGAAAGCGTGCGTAGGCAGCTTCTACTTTGGACTTGTCACTTTTGCCTTGCCTTGCCGCGCCAGCTCCAACAGGGGAAGCGGGTGGATTCACCTTCAACTTCTTCCCTGCGCCTTTGGGAACGCTAGGTTTTTGTTTGCCAAGTTTAGAATTAACCGCGTGGGCTAATATGTATTCGATGTCTACTCCCAACTCTGGAGCGTGCTTTGCAACTAGCTCGTTGAGCTTGCTGATATTAGGGCTGTCAACCAATGACTTGTAGGCTTTTCCAAGCTCGGATTCTTCGTCCTGAATCTCAGGAACTTCTTTCCTAGCTTGAGCTTGCCAGTATGTCTTGGCCTCAGTGACTTGCTCTTGCTTCTTTAGGTGCTGCGCCTGGGCAGGGAGAAATTCACTAATCCCTTTCCGTGCGTTTTTGTTTGCTAGTCGAAGCTGCTTCTTGGTGAACTCTTGATCTCCAACCTCGATGATGTCATCAGGGCCGTAGTCTGAATGTTCCTCAAGTAGATCGTCTGTCCACTCCAACGTCCGTTCCAATTCCTCATACTTGGTCTTGATGTCGTCAAACGACTCCAAATCCTTGAATGGGTTTTGATCTTGCGGAATCTCTTTTTGTGGTTTGCTGGCCTTGATATCCTCCAACGCTTCTTCAGCGGCTTTGGTTCTCGCGGTCAACTCACCGATTCGACTTAACAGGCGACTCTTGCCTTTCTTGGCAAGCTCCTGAATCTCCTCGGCAGACAAACTAAGCAGGTCTATCTCGGATTCTTCCTCGGCTTCTGTTTCCTCAGATGCTTCAACTTCGGTTTCCTCCTCGGCTTCGGTTTCCTCCAATTCACCTTCCGGCTCCTCGGCGGTTTCCTCTGCTTCGGGTTCTTCCTCAACTTCAGCCTCCTCTGCGGGTGCTTCGGCTTGGGTTTCCTCCTGTTCGCCCTTCATCAGACGTTCCATAAGTCCGTCTTGAGTCAGGTTTTCTGCGCTGTCTTTATCCCCTTCAGCGGTAGGGCTGTCTGTTGCTTGCATATCTTAGGACGCTCGTTTAACGCTCGGCGGTAGCGAATATGAGTAACCTAAGCAATTTAGTAATGATTTGTCAAGCGACCACAAAAAACCCCGTATAAGCGAAACACGAAAAACGCTTATACGGGGCTTGTTCGTTATGAACAACCAATGAACAGAACCACTGTCAGAGACAATCTATGCTTCAGGCGTTAGCAAGTCAAGCAGGTATTTTGCACAAGCAATGCGCCCAGAAATCTTCATTACCGTGTCAGGGTCTTTGGCTTGCTCCATAGCACCAATGTAGCTATCAAGCTCTTGGCCGATCAGCCAAAGGATATACTGGTATTCGTCTTTGTGCTTGAGCGACTCAACGGCACGCTCTAGGTTCATAGGCTCCTGCATGGCTCTACGCTACACGTTGCTCGCAAGCTGGCAAGCCTATTCTTGCATCGGTGCCGTAGGTGCGCCACCCATCTGCGCGGGAGCGGCACCCATCTTGCCAATCTGAGCGTTCTGGGCCTGCTGCATCTGGAATTGATACTGGCTCGCATACTTCTCCAAACGGGCAGCAAACGACTCGTCATCCTGCAAACGCTGCATCACGTCAGGCTGCTGCGTATATTGCTGGATCATCTGCATAGCAAACTGCGCCCCGTTAGGACGGGCGTTCATCTCAATACCAGAGTAGATGGATACAAGATCGTCCTTCACGTCCTTCATCATGCGCTCTTGCGCTTCTTGTGCCGGCTCAAGGATGTGGTCAGCTAGGAACGGATCAATGCCACCCAGCAGCACTTCCAGCAGCCTGTCGGTATTCATGCGACCATTGCGGTCTAGCTGCAAGTAACTAGCTGCAAGCTCGGCCTTGGCCTTGACTGTCTCAGGGTCGTTCTCCCTAGTGTCAAAGGACACCATCAGGCTAAAGTTCTCGTCAGCATCGCCCTTGGTCATCACCTGCGGGTTGGGATTGCCAGTAACTTGGAAGAACACCTCGTCTGGCCCCATGCGCTGAAATAGCTTCCAAGCCAACTCAAGCACCTCCTTAACGTGGTCGAGATACTTGTTCACAATGAACTGCTGGCGCACACCAGATGCAGGGTCGTCCTTTGCCAGACCAACAGCGCGGTCTGCTTGCATATCCATCTGCGCTTCAATGCGCTCTGAGCCGGGATCATACGGCGGCACAGGCGCATACGCCAACTCACCAAGTCGGCGGTATGGAATCTTACGACCTGGCCCCCAATCACTTGGCGGTCGTCCTGCTGGGTGCATCATTGGCGGCAAGGTAGCCAGCGATGCGCGATCAATACGGCTGTCACGCTCAGTCTTGATCTGAAGCTGTGGCCCACGAAGGATGTCGCTAAATGTCTGCGTCTCGTAGATTCGCTTCTGGTTGTTGCTCAGGCGAGTTACCACAAATGGGTAGCTGTCGTAACCATTAAGCAACTCACTCTTGGCGTAGCCCTCGGTATCAGGGTGGAAGGCGGTGCAGTAAATGCCCTCGCTGCCATCCTCGTCATCAATCAGACGCTGGTAGGCGTAGACAATCATCACCAAGTCGTTCTCGTCCTCCATGCCCGTGCGGTCGCTTCGGAATTGCTCTCCGTCACCGCCGTCATAGTAAATGGAATCCTGTCCTCGGAGTTTGGCAATAGCGTTGTCCACCCACTCCTTGTCCCAGCCCTCGTTGGCAACCTTCTTCTCAAGCTCTTGCGCTGTGTAGAACGTGCGCCAGAATATGTAAGGTGCGCGTTGCGGGTCATAGCAATATGACGGCATCACAACTTCTCCGTCAGGAGCGCAAGCATGGACAACCGGGCAGTCTACTGTCTCACGCGGGACACTAACCTCTGCCACGCCAGTCTGAGCCAAATCTTTAACGGCCTGCTTGATACGCTTTGGCATCATCTCTGGATAGGCCGATGCAATCATCTCCACGGCAGCATCTTCTTCACCGCCCACAATCGCATCTGCCAACTGCGGCATTGCCTCGCTGATCTGCTGCAACGTCACGGTCTGCTTGTATGTGCGGCGCTCTTTCTTCCAGCCGACATAGGAAATCATAATACCCTTCTCAAGCAGGTAGTTGGCACCCAATTCCATCTGTTTACGGAAGTCGGGAATGTAAGACTTTCGCATCCACTTGAGGAACGATGACACCACCGCGCTACGAGCAACACTAGCCTGACTCGTAGGAAACGCCTTGATGTGGCTTCGGTCTAGGGCTTGGTCAAGCAGGGACACAAACGTGTCAATACGCTCACCAATGACATTAACCTCCATATCGGAGGCACCCTCCCAAGGGAAGGCGTTGGCACCATGCTTGCGTAAATCCTCGCTTTTGCCAGGCCAACGATTGCGGCGTTCATTATACGAGCGCAGGCAATCCTGCATATACTCGTCCATGTCCAGCAAGGAATCCTCATAGGCATCCTTGAGTGCGCCCACGTTGGGTTCACGCTGGGCATAGATCATCGCCTCATCTTGGGCTTCTTCAGGTGTCATGGCTCCCATTTATAGTGTTCTTCGTTATTAACGTCAATCTGCGTAACCTTAATTTGCTTATTTAAGAGCTTATTACTAAACCTCTTAGGAACATTGATCTTAACTTGTTTACCATCTTTGTCCACCCCCTTGAGCCACATCGGGTTCTGGAAGCTGCCAGTCACTAGCACCTCCTTAGTTTGAGGCTTTTTCTTCTCTGCCTTCTTTTTCGGGGCTTTCTTGGCTTCTGCTGTTCTTTTGTGGTATCCCATAGTCTTAATATCCTCCGGCACCTTGGCGGGTTACGCCTAGCCTGTTGGTGTCTACGTGGTCAATGTCTGTTACGCAAGCATAGCGAAGCACGTCGATTCCGTCCTTCCACGCCTCCTTCAAGCCGCCTTCGCCAGTGTATTCTGACAACGCGGTAATGATGTTCTGGCACTCGTCTGTCACGTAGAATTTAGGTCGGTTCACGCTATCTAGCGGCTTGCTTGTATCATAACTCATCTTACTAATCAACGCCTGAATACCGTCCTCAATGTCGATTCCAGGCGCAGGGATGCAGACAATATCTTTCTCCGCTAAGTCCTCGATGATGCTGCTGCTGCCGTCTTGCCCCTGATACTTGGCCGCACCAAGGCGGGGGTCAATGATACGCTCGTAGATTTCCTCGCCCTGCTCCAAGTCTAGGATCAAATCAACGTAGTCCTTGATGCCGTAGCCAAGACCCTTGGCACCTTCACCCGGCACCCACTTCCCGCTTTTCCACTCAGCCCAATCACCGATGGTGCTATCGGGCCATTCGCGGTAAACCCAATACGTCCCCGTCTTGTCCACCGCAATCCAGCACATGAACCAATTCTTGCTGCCGGCAGGGTCGATAATGCAGTAGCGGGTAACATCTTCCTTGGGAACTTGGTTCTCCGCAATGACGTTTACCTCCTTGTTGAACTTAGGGAACTTGGTGGCCTGCGACTTTACTGGCACGCCGTAGGCACGAATCAGAATCTTCTCCCTTGGCTCGTTCTTGAGGTCGCTTGCCAGACGCTCGTAACCGCTCCACGGGTTATCCTTAGTGTGCAGGTAATGTATTGAGGCATTGCGCTTCTTGCTCTCTTGGACATACGGAACCAGCTCACCATTAAGCAGTTCTGCCTCCCGCGTTTCCAGCGTCTTAGCCTTGTCCAAGTAGTCCTTAATCACCTCAGTCCAGCCGTCAATCGGCGTAAACGTCACCAGCATCTTGGCATTGCGGGTAGCCAAGCGAAACCTTAGCGTGCCGATCAGCTCGTCACCAAGCAGGTATTCGTCCAGCCACACGCCTACGTTGTGCCATACTGGTTCCTTGCAGCCAAGCTCTGCGCCCTCCAGAATGGTCGGGTTGTTCTGATACTGCGAGTAGGTTTTGAAGATAACCTGGCTCCCATTGGGCAGGATGAAAGACGAATCAGTAAAGCCGTTCTTGCGGGTGAAGCTGATGTAGGTGTTGGTGCCGGTCTGCTTCTTGCGGTATTCTGGTGGTAGCCACTTGTAAACCTCGGACTGCTGTTGTCTGACGCTCACCTCGCTCGTCTGGGCAAAGCACATGATGGTTGAGTTTGGATTCTCAACCGCAGCCTTGACCACAAAGTATGCGCCAAGGTTGGTCTTGGATGCACGGTTCCCGCCTAGACACAGAATCTCATCCTTGCCAGCGGTCATCTGCTCCTCGCATTTGCGCCACTGTTCCAGCTTGTAGCCGAAGCGATACGGGTCATCAATGGAGTCGCGGATAGCCTGCTCACGCGCCTCATGCAGGGCAAGCACCTCCTCTGG